AAGAATTAAAATTAAATGGTGATGTGGAATGACTGAAAAACGATTAGATGAGATTGATAAATTGAATGGTTTTGAATTAAATGTCCTTAAATTACTTTATTGTATTGCAACAATGAGAAGAGGACATACTTATGAACAAATAGTTTATCTTAATTTATTAGAAAATCTATTCTTTCCTGAAAAGGAGTGAAGTTGAATGACTGAAAAACGATTTACACATTGTGGTTGCGAATACTATGATAAAGGAGTTTGTTTGGCTTATTGGATGGTTTATGGTAATGCTTGGAATATTGATAAGTATAATTATTGTTTAGGGGATTTTGAATGACTGAAAAACGATTTACTGAAACTGAAATTAATACAAAGACAAATGAATTAATGATAGCATATGCAAAGCATTATAGTGATGGTAAAATGAGTTTCGCAGAGTTTACATTAATTGAAAATGTTATTATGAGAGTACAATTATTGTTTCACGATAGTGGTGATTTGAATGAGTGAAAAATACTTTACATTTGTTAAAAATAATTCAGTAACTCAATATGGAGTATTACCAATTCGTGATGTAAGTGGTAAGACTTATCATTGTCAAGGAGTGATTGATAAACTAAATACTCTCCATGAGGAGAATGAGCAGTTAAAAGAAGAAATCAAAGATTTAAACGATGTACTGGCAAGATACGAAGAAAAAGAGTTGATTTAGAATGACAAAACGATTTATGACAGATGATGCCGGTACATTAATCGATATGGAAACAAGGAATATGTATGAACTTGCATGTGAAGTTGAGGATTTGTTGAATGAGCAAAACGAAACAATCCAAGCACTAATAGAGGATAAAAACGAATTACAAGATTACATGGCAAGGAGAGATGATAAAGTCAAGAAAACCTTGCAAGAATTCTACGATGCTACAAAACAATTAAAAACAGTTAAAGGAACAAACCAATTAGTTTTAACTGGCTATTTGGATTTAATAAAAGACATAGCAAATGAATTAGGAGTTGATTTAGAATGACTGAAAAACGATATTTCAAAAAAACATATGAGGAAGAATATTACATCTTCGACTCCGAAACCATATCCGAAAAAGAATTTGAAGAAAAATATGATTATGAAGATTACAAAGCATTTGAAGATAGTATGATGGGAGATGAAGTTGTTAATCGTTTGAATGACCAACACTGTAAAATAACGGAACTGGAAACACTAATCAAAGACAAAAACACAACCCAACAAGAAACACTAAACAAACTACTAAAAACACAAAAAGAAAACCAAAACATCAAAAACACCATACAAACAATGATGGACAACGAAAGAACCCATATAGGATACAATGTCCTTAAACAATTATGGTTGGCGATACAATGAAATGGGAACGAACCGCAAGCAGAGTACATGGAGACGGAGTTAGTTATAATTGTAATAACCAAATCACAGCAACAGACCTCCAAAACCGACTAAACCAATACGAACACCAAATCAAAGAATACAAAAACATAGAACAACAATACACCGAAATAACCCAAAAACTAGAAACAATCCAAAAACAAACAATCCAAATCCAAATGACATTAACAATCCTCCAAGAAGACCTAAACAAACTAAAAAAAGAGGTAAACATATGAAAACAGTTACAATCGACAGCAGAGAACAATCACGAATACCCATAGCAACCGAATACTTCAAAGATAATGGCTATGAAGTAACTGTCCAAGAATTACCTACTGGAGATTATTTATTCAATGACAAAGTAGTAATGGAGTTTAAAACATGGGGCGATTTCATGTCAAGTATAACCGACGGCAGACTCTGGAACGAAACCATAAAACAAATGGAAAACTACCATATCCACTTCGTTGTAATACACGGAACAAACCGAGACTACCTAGAAGCATACGCACATAACGGCCTAGAAGACAAACACATCAACGGAGCAATCGCCCGATTATTAACCTATACAAAAATAATCAGAGGCACAGAAACAATAACCGCCACATTCGAACTAATGAAAATAACCGCCGAAAAATGCCTAGACGAAAAAACACTAGTCAGACAATTCGGAACAAAAAGCATTAACCCTGCATTCAACGTCCTAGCCTATTGTGTTGATGACATCAAAGGCGAAAGAGCAAAAAACATTGTAAACTTCCTAGGACTACAAACCATAACTGATGTCATTAACCTAACCTATGATGACTTGATCAAAGTTCCTGGCATTGGAGATGTCCTGGCAAACAAAATATTAAAGGCGATAAGATGAACATTGACAAACTACTACAAAAATATGCCCAGGAATATGTGAACGGGGAATGCCGAAGCAACGAATATGAATCACGAATCAAAAGAGAAAAAAGAATGCACATGAAACAAGACCTAGCAGATGGCATATTCAATGAATTACCATTTAATTTTTCAAAAAGTCAAAAAGTAGATGTGAAATTTCTAATAAGATTATTCCCTAATTTTAAGAAACTACATAGCAAAGCAAAAAACGAGGAAATCATATTAGCCTTCATATTTTATGTTAATGGATTATACAATCAAAGAAACAATGATTTCACCAAACCAGAAATACGAGAACTAATACGAAAAGTAATAAAAGACGATGACAAAGAAAAAGAACTGGAAAAACAATTAGCCTTCCCACAGACATATGAAATAATTCACTGGAAAATCGTATTATACTTCATGCAAAAACAACCAATACTCCCGACAGAACCCCGAAATATAGACCACAACATATTATACAAAGGATAAAAGGATTATGATTTGTAAGTCCCACTATACTATGAAGAGGAAAAAACTCCAAGAGAAAATGATAAAAGAAGCTAACGAAAAATGGTTAAACCCAAGAAAATACTATATAAACAGCTTTCTCAGTCACGAATCTCTACGATACTGTCCAGAATGCGGGCACGAAATAGTTTACTCCTCTGAAGACGAAGATGAGGCTTACTGCACACACTGCGGATTGGTCACATCTGCAAGTATAATGTATGTTGCAGGAATAAAAATAGACCTGCCTTATGGCATACGATTAAAATAGTGTGATGAATTTTAGTCCAGTAACCATAAAAAAAATAATATTTTTTTTTAATGTTTAGGCTGAAAAAAAAAAAATAAGGATAACGGGCAAAAAAAGAATAAAAACACGTTATTTAAATACCTGCTTTAGTCGGGGCGAATTCTAAGAAATCCCAAATATCAGATTTTTCGTTTAACATTAAACTTTTTTACAACCTGGTTGCTTGAACATAATTTTGTTTACTAAACTTTAAATAGAGCTTTAACTTCATTGATATATTAAATATTGCAATTTTGAAAACTATTCAGTCATTTAAAGTCATTTCAAATAATTTGACATGATTTTACTCACTATATTTTTTTTCTTGGTAAACCATTAAAAAAAAATAATCTCCTAAAGTGGGTTATTGGGCTAAAATTCATCACATTCATATTTTCTTGTTGTGGCGAACACAACCATAAAAAAAACTAAAAATTAAAAAGAATGATTGGTGTTCAAATATGGAGGTCAAACTCCACCATAACATCCTTATTTTAAAATAAAAAAACTTCGAAGTGATTAAACCATGGTAGAATCATACAAATATAAATCTAAAATCGCAACTGCAATCGCATTCATAGCAGCATTCATAGTATACCTAGGAAAAGACGAACTAGCAAAAATATTACCACCAGAATACGCATTCCTAGCATCATTCATAGTAATAATAGCAGGATACGTCCTAGCACAAGGAACTGAAAACAAAAGAGTAAACATAGCAGAACTATTAGTCGCATCACAATACAACCCAATTGAAGATAATGATCCAGCTGCCGATTATGAAAATTTGAATGATGAATATGTAACCGGAGTTGACAATGATGACTCCGCCTGAAACACCATGTGAATTACATGAGCAACAAATTCAGGAAAACAGTCGCAAAATCGCCGGTCTAGAATCCAAAGCAGAATATAAAAACATAAGGATTAACGAATTGATTGAAGATAATAAAAGAATAGAAGCTAAAATTGATAAATTAACCGATACAGTTAACAAAGTAATGTTAAACAGTATTAAAGATGATAATGACTTAAACAATCGAGTAATCGCATTAGAAACACAAATCGAAACACAAAACGATGTGCTAACAAAATACAAAGCAGAACAACGCAAACAACGAGATGATGACAGAGCGAAAACCAACCAAAGACTAACATATCTAGGAATTGGTTTAACCTGTTTAACAATATTCTTAGCTTATATTCTACCATATTTACTAAAATAAATAATTTCTATATTTTAAGAGATACACCATAAAGCATAACAATGTTATATATGCTAATTTTACAAAACTCAATATGCATTTTATAAAAGGAGATTTACAATGTTTACAGAACCAAAAAGGGGCAACGGATACAACGAATCTCCAGTATGCTATGCAACAAAACAATTATGGGCAATAGTCTGCTACTATGAGTTATATGAAGATATAACCTTCAAATACTTCATAGAACACATAGAATACTTCATAGAAAAATACAAATTTGACTGGCCTAAAGGCAAACCATATCCAAAATACACAACAGCCTGCCTATGGCCAAGCAAATATGACTATCAAGAATGTGTACAATGCTATGAAAATAAAAAGTTAAAATACGATAAAGAGAAAGCAGACAAAATCCATGAAAAAAAATATCTTAAGGATACTATTTCTGATTTTAAAAACTATGACGCTTATGAAAAGCAGATTCAAAAAGAATTAGCCAAAGACAACCCAAATCCAAGTGAGATTGAGAAATGGGAACATCTTAAAGAAAAAAGCATGAATCGTAATGACAGACGCTCTGGCAGAGACATTCAGAAAATTGAAAAGAAAGTTATTGCCGATGTCAATACTGATGTTACTGTAAATCTTCTTGATAAAATTAAAAAGAAAAGAAGTGACTTAAATGACCTCAATAGCAGCTGAACCACAGCAGATAGTACAACCAGTAATTGTACGTGGGGATGTTGATGCTATTGAAGATTTAACCCCGTATGACATTTACTCCGCATTAACCGTTAAAAATAGTGTACCTGCAAAACATGTTTATGATTTATCTGAAGCATTAATGGACACACTATTAGATGATAATGTTCCAGATAGGTTATGCATTACCCAACCGCCAAGAACTGCTAAATCATCCACAATCACATTAAGCTTTCCATTCTGGTTAATATTAATGAATCCAGAATTAAATATCCTCATTGTTACCTATAACGAGAAATTAGCAAATCGTTTCGGTGCAAGACTCCGACAACTATTCATAGACAACGAAGACCTAATGGCCTCCCGTGACATTTACCTATCCAAAGCCGAACATGCCAAAGCATCATTCAGATTCGAAAACAGCAGAGGTGAATTCCTAGGAACAATAAACCTAGTAGGAGTCGGCGGAACAATCACAGGAACAGACGTAGACATATGTATCTGCGATGATTTAATCAAAGGATGGAAAGACACCACCAAAAGATTACTAGACGATCTTTACGAATGGTTCAAAGAAATCATCATTCCACGTCTTGAACCGCACAGCAAACTATTTGTCCTAGGCACAAGATGGCATACACAAGACATAATCGGACGATTGAAAAAAGACAATCCTGAAAAATACCGCTTCATTGAACTAAAAGCATTAAACGAAGACGGCACATGCATATGGCCCAATAAGTATACGCCGGAATTTTTTGAAGAACGCCGAGAAGAAATCGGAAGCCGAATATTCGAAGCTCAATATCAAGGCCAACCTTTAGATGAAACTGGTGACTTTTTTAATTTAGATAATCTTTATTTTGATGATGTTTTTGACCATAAAACCCATTACACAATGTACAGTGTAAGAAGTTGGGATTTAGCATATTCAGAGGAAGACGGCGGAAAGAATGACAGTACCGCAGGAATCCTCATGCACAAAATCAATGACAATCACTATGTTGTTAATGACTTGAAATACGGCCAATACGGAGATGACTTAAAACATGTGCTGAAAAGAACAGCTGCATCAGACACTACCAATATTCCAATATTAATTGAAACTGGTACAAAAGGTGGAGCAGCTAAATTCCTGTACAATGAATATGAAGATTTCCTCACAGGTTACCGTACCCAACAATCAGAACCAATCGGTTCAAAGGTAGACCGTGCAATGCCATTCAAAGATGCAATCAACGATGGTAAAATCCACATTGCAATCATGGATGATAAGCTACGGGGAATTCTTATTGAGCAAATGAAATCATTTCCTTTGGGCGCTCATGATGATATTATAGATGCCCTCAGTTACGGGTATCTGGAATTACAAAGTAAAAAAGACCCTAGAAACCGTTACACTACAAGTAAAAAAAGACACGGCAGGAGGCAACGATAAACTATGTCAAGATGGAAAAGACTAACCGCAAAAGCAAACGAAATCTTAAGACGTGATATGACTGTGAAACAATCCAAACACAGTAACATTGGAACATCCAATACACGTGGATATACTTATGACCATTTATTCAATCGTAATACTAATAATTTGAGTTATCATACTTATCGTAATATTATGAAAGATACGCAGGTTAAAGTGGGTTTGGAGATATTGAAATATTTCCTTATCAGTAAAAATTATACGCTCACTTCCAATAGTGATGACCCTGAAGACATCGAAATAACCGAATTCATCCAAGACTGCCTAGACAACATGGAAATACCATTCAGAGATGTTGTTAAAAACATGTTAACTGCAATCCGTTACGGTTACAGTGTACAGGAAAAAGTATACAATATCAGACCAGACAGTCGAATCGGAATCAAAGCAATCTACCCTGTTCATATCAAAACTTTACAAAACAATCCATTCACACGTGATGACAACGGCGAGATAATCAGCATACACCAGGAATCTGTTTATGGTAGTGTTGACATTCCAAGGAGTAAATGTTTATTGTATAGTTTTGATAAGGAGTTTGATGAAATCGAAGGCAATAGTATCTTGAATGAGATTAAACCAATCGTTGAAGATAAAGAGGATTGTATGGATTGGTTAATGACATTCGCATCTAAGAACAGGTCACCTACAATGTATGGTAAAACCGATGACCCTGTCAGTGGAGATAATATGTTAGAAGCATTTGATGATGTGGCAGATGGAACTACGGGTATGATCATCGGACATGAGGATGAGGTAGGTATACTGGAGTCAAGTCATAATGGTGACACTTACTTCAACATACTCAATTACAAAGACAATCAAATATTCCGCAGAATGTTCATAGGAACATTACTATTAGGCAATATGTCACAAACCGGCAGTTATGCACAGTCCAAGACTCAGCAGGATTTCATGATGTATATTATGGATGGTATTTTAGCTGATGCAGCTTCTGAAATTCAATTCGGTGTAGTGAATGAATTAACCAGATTGAATTTTGGTGCTAATGCTAAAGCTCCTGGTTTCAGTTTCGAATCATTCAACAGCAAAGACATACTTGGTTTGTTATCTGCTTTACAACCATTCGTTGCGAATGGTAGTCTTGACAGTAACAGTCAAGCATTCCAAGAATTATTAGCTAAAGCATTCCAATCTGAAGCCGACATTAAGATGGATACTAGCGAACCTGTTGAATCAGAGGATAATCAAACTGATGATGATTTCCAATACCAACCACCAATACCAGGTCAAGAAGACGCACAGCAATTAATCAATGACCAACTTGCAGGTATAGTCTGATGGCAACTAGAACTTTAAATCGTCCAGCATCTTGGCAAAAACAAGTTAACCCTAACACCAATCGAATGAAAGCGTTGATGCGTGATGTTCGAGGTAATGTTGTTAGGTTAACCCGTAATAGCCGAGACTTGGATGAATGGATGGAAAAGCTAGCACCATACACTGCGAGTAATTGTTTTGTTACTGGTGCGCATGCAGACCAAGTACGTGAGATGGTAAATCAGATTGCGGGTGTTGTTGACCAGACAAGTTTACCGTCTGGTGCTAATGCTGAAATCGTTAAAGGCACAATGGCCGAAGCTTGCATGACAATGGTCACTAATGTTGGAGAGGACATCAAAACTGAACTACAAAAGATAGCTGTAGAAAGTTATAATGCTAAGAATACTCCGGCACAGACTGCACAGTTAATCGGTGAAAAGATTGACAGTTTAAGCCGTTCACGTTGTCAAGCAATTGTAAGAACTGAAACTTGTCGAGCCGCTAACATTGCTAATTATTTGAATGCTAAAAAGATGGGAGCGAAATCTTATAGTGTTATTTGTAATGAAGGAGCATGCGAATACTGCATTGATGAATACGGTGAAGACATGGACACAGTTTACGATATAGAAGATACTGACAATTTACCACCGTTGCATCCGAATTGTCGGTGTACTCCGGTATGGTCAATGGATCCAGTCGAAGGAACTGAAGATGAAACTACTGAGGATGAACTCACAGACGAAACTGGAAACGAAGAACCTTTATCAGATGAACCAACATCTATTGAGAATAATGATAATCCAAGGATATCTGAATTGAATACCTTGATTGAAGAAGCGGAAGCCCTTAAAGAAAAATGGGAATCAAGGGGCAATGCTATGATGGTAAATCGGTTTACTGAAGATATCGCAAGGTATAAAGAAGAATTAAAACAACTCCAAGAGGGAACTCCAAAAAGCTCTACAAATACAAAAAATATGGATGTAATCAATAATGTTCTCCATGATGTCCTTAAGGATGTGGGCTTAGCGGATATCGCTCCAGAACGTAAATCAATAAGTCCTGATGTGAAAGTTACTAAGAACATAGAAACTACTCATAAATCTAATTTATGGGAAAATTTAGGAGCAAAACATGACCTTGAATTAGTCGAGGCAAGTAAAACAAAAGTTACTTTTTATGACCCTAAATTTAAAACTCCCATCCAATGTAATATCCCTAAAAATAAAGATTGGATTGATTATACCAATAGCGGAACTAAGAAAATTAATCTAGAAGAGGTATTGAAAGCTTATAACTCTGCATCAGATATCCAGAAGAAAGCTACTCCAATAATCCTATTAGAAGGTAAAAGCCTTGACCAGGGAACTGTAACAATTGGGAGGGATACATTTCAATTACAATTATTTGAAGGTGCTTTTTATAAGATGGAAGGCAGTATTAATGGAGGCAATATCAAAGGTGCAATGCATCATGAAATGTGGCATTGTGTAGATATTCGTATGACCCCTGAGAGAGAAGCTAGAGAATTACAGCTTTTGAATAGTAATAAAAAAGGGAGTAGTTATAAAAAAGATGTTACTGCAGATAGGAGAGCTAGAAAAGAAACTGGCGGACAAAAGTTTGTTTCTGCATATGCTAGACAATCTGGAAGTGGAAACAAAGTTTATGAAGACTTTGCAGAAGCTGGAAGTGTAATGTCTTCAAATACATTTCTTGTTCAAGATGCTATTGGTGGATATGTCAATGTTACAAAAGAGGAGTTTGTAAAGATGTATCCTAATCGTGCAAGCCATTTTGAAAATATTATGGAGAATGGAAAGTTATTATGGTGATATTATGTTGTTAAAAGAATTAATAGAATTAACAAATGTTTCAATCTCATTATCTGATACTGCACAAAATATTGAAATCCATGATGACTTTAGATTTAACCCTACTGTCCAGATTACTGACATTGAAATTACTATTGAATGCTCTGTTGATGATGTTATAAGAGCTATTAACTTTAATTTTGATAAGAATACTATTACTGAGATATTTACTTCCGAACTAGGTATTGGAGGGGGAGTATACTCAATAAATGGCCAACTTATTAAACTATTGAATTAAAAGGAGGCAATTAAAATGTTAGAGGGTACGCCTATTTGGACACCAGGAGGAATGCACCTATGGGTAAACAACAAACCCGCACACGTGTATGTACCAGAATCCAATGTCAAACAAGCATACGAGAATTTACAATCAAGATTATCAAAGGAAGGTAGTATTCCTATTGGAATTGACCATCTTTCAGATAATATAATAAAAGCCAATCCTATTTTGGCTAAATTGAATTTACTTGATGTAGGTAACATTACTGAAATCAAGTATGCTAATGATGCGATTGAAATCGTTGAAGCAGAATTAACCAATCCACAAATCCGAAACCTCTACGAGGCCGGCGAACTGGATATGGTAAGTATCGTGGCAAATTCAACAACTAGTGAATGCCCACGTGGAACTCACGATTACATCGTCGACACCACAGACATCACTAGGGTTGATATAGTGGAAAAAGGAGCATGCAAAGAATGCAACATTCCAAAACCAACAGCTAGTGATGAAACTGTGGTTTATGCAAGATACTCAATACAACAAACTCAAACGGAGGAAACAATCATGGCAGAAGAAATAACCATGGACGCAATTAAAGAAGCAATAGCTGAAGCAATTGCACCAATCGATGAAAGATTAACCGCAATCGAAGAACAAGTCGAAGTAAAAGCATCCACTTCAGAACCTGACCCTGAAGACGATGCAAAAGTAAAAGAAATGGAAGCACGCATTGCAGAACTACAAAAAGAAACTGCAACCGCAAAAGTAGACAGCCTCATCGCAGCAGGTAAAATCTTACCAGCACAAAAAGAAGCAATGGTAGACTTATGCGCATCCAACAGTGAATCATTTGAAAAAATGATGGAAGATGCACCAGTATTAATTGATTTAAATACTAAAAAATCTTTATTAGCTGGAGACTCCGGCGAAAGTGGCGAAGAGTTATCTGATGATGAAAAATTAATAGCAGAATTAAATGCTAAATTCAGTAAAGGAGAGTAGATCCATATGGTAGAAAAATATGACGTGGGCAAATTCGGCCCAATCCAAGCATTCAAAGTAAAAGAAGGAAACTTAACTATGACCACTACTCAAGGAGTAGGTGGGGACATTACCAGACCAAAAGTAGCAGCTCCTGTTGTTGAAGGAGACCCAGTTAAAATAGCTGGTGACTTATTATTTGAAAAATGCAGTGCCGGAGACGCACCAATAGCATACGCACACGCAAACCCAATGGACTGGGATGTAGAACCAACCGCAGATGCAAATGATGGTAACTACCCAAGAAGATACTGCAGTCTTGAATTCATTGGTAAAAAAATCAAAACCGTAAAATTAGAAGCTGCTAACAGTGCAATCACTGCAGGTAACTATATTAAAGTGGGTGCTACTACTGTTGGATGTTTTGATAAAAACAGTAATGCTTCCGGTGCAGTAGGAATTGCATTAGAATCCGCTTCTGCTTCAAGTGGTGCGGAAATCGCAGTATTATTCATATAAAACAGATTTATAGGAGGATATTAATATGGCAGTATTACCACGTGACTATTACTTAAGAGAACATAACGCTGAAGTATATGTTCAAGAACAAATTCACAAAAAATTAAGATTCTTAAACGAATTAGACATGCACGATAACGTGACTGGTGAATTCACTCAAGTCATCGCTGACTCTAACGCAGATGATATTACTGGTGACCCAATCACATTAGCTGAAGGTGTTGAATTCAACGAAATCAAATTCGGAAAACCATCCGAAAAAAGAGGCGCAACTATTCCTAAAGGTTTCATGTTCACTGTAACTAAAAGGATGAAAAGACAAGGCAGAGAAAACTTAAACTGCAGAAACTTTTTAACCAAAGCAGTATCCCGTATGACCCAATTCTATGACAAACAATTCCTTGCACAGTTCCAAGCTGGAGCAGGATTAAGTCTTGCAGCTGCAGATGGTATCAGTGATTGGGATGACAGCACTGCTATTGATCCAGTTAAAGACGAAGTGTTAATTGCAGATGCAATGAGTCAAGGTGGAGACTCTGGTTTCGAAGCTGCAACAATGTACTTATCCAGAGCAGATTACCTCGCAAGAAGAGTATACTTAACTAGTTTCAATTCTGATTTCGATTTCACTATTAACTACGTTCCAATGGGTAGTGCATTACCAACCGGTACTGCAATCGTAAGAGCAGGTGAACCTGTAGCAAACATTGAAAAATACACTGACCCTGATTACTCTAGTGTAAGAAAAGCTGAATTAGCAGCTGAAAAATCAGGTAGTCTTGACCAATTAGAATTCCCTGAATCATTCATTAATGTTTGGGTTAACGATACTCAGGACAAACCTGGTGAAACTAAAATCTTTGTTTGGGCTGAAGCTAACGTGAATGTCACTGAACCTAAAGGAATTATGACTGTTAACTTAAGTGGAAGCTAAAATTTCCACTATAATTTTTTTTATGGTGATAATATGTCTGTTAAAGGATGGGCGGAAGCTCATAGACATGAAGGAGGTATTATTAAATATCTCTATGATAAAGTGAAAGCTTTAGATTCTGCTAGTGGTGGAGATGAAACTGATATTGCTGAGATTAAAGCAGCAATCGGTAAAGCCAGCGGTCAAGGTGCTGGAGGTATCTTGAAAGATGTTGCAGATATTAACACTGCAATCGGTGATGCAAGTGACCCTGCTGAAGGAACAATTTTGGCTAGACTTGCAGCTTTAGAATCTAAAGAATAGTGTTTATACGAATTATCTTTTTTCTTTTTTTTTATTTGGTGATTATTGATGTCAATCTATGCCAAGCAATCTGATGTAGAACCTTTAATTAAATTCATATCTGACACTGCAAGTACCGATTTGTATAATAGTGTTTTGTCAAATGCTGATAGTTGGGTTAATGCTAGGTTGTTAAGTAATAGTTTGTCTATATGGACTAGTCATATTGTTGAAGTTGAAGATGATTCTGAGCTTCAGGAAACTGAACTTCAAAATGAAGAGGAAACCGAAACCACAGAAGAAACCACACAAACAACAACAACCGAAATCATAGAACCCGTAGACAAACCAATACCAGACCTACTCAAAACAGCCGCAGTATACTATGCAGCTAGTGACATAATCCTTGCACTATACAATGGCGAGGAAATGCCAACACAATACGATACATATTTCCAAAAAGCAGAATCAATGCTAGAAGCTTACATTAATCAAATGAAACGTGAACTAGCAGAAACTGATTTGAAAAAATATAATCCTGTTAAGCATAGTAAAAGCGCATCCTACTATCAACGCAAACATAGGAGGCCACGTGCTTGACTATGGAAGTATTGATTGATAATGACACATTCACTCAAGGCTTACAAAACAAAGCAGATAAACTGCCGGAAGAACTGAAAAAACTTGTTAACGCAGCTACATTCGCAGTAGACACCGAAGTAAAAAAAGAACCGAACATGCCTGTAATCACAGGGAATCTTCAAGGAAGTATCAGCATAGATAACCTATCTGATTACAGTAAAAGAATTTTCCCGGATGAGGGTATTGCTCCATATGCAATATATGTTCTACGAGGTGTGCGTGGTAAAGCAAGAGTTGAGCCAAAAGACTTTTTAGCTGGAGGATTCGCAAACGCTGAACCGGCAATCAAATCTGCTGTCGATGAATTCAAATCATGGATAATGGAATGATAACTTATGACTACCGCAACAAGTAAAAACAAATTAATCGGCGAATGGTTATGCTCACTACTCACTAACCTAAGTGACAGTGATCAACAACCTTGTTTCAAAAAAGTCTTACTAGGTTATGATGTCAATCAGATTAAAACTTTTGGTGATGGTGTTTTGGCTACTTGTTATATTACTGGTGCTGATTATGCTGAAACCTTCGGAATACATAACAGACCAGTATACATTAAATCCACAGTTGCTTTCATTATCAAAGGTAATGACCAGTCAAAGTATAATAAAGCGATAGAGATTTATGATTTACTTCAAGAGAACTTCGAAAGTAACAAAGATTGGCAAAAGCTAGTAGATGAAACAGCACATAAAAACATTGTTCGTGACACTGACGTGCTGAACACTTACCTAACATTATCTCCAACAGGAAAAAGATTAGACATACTAGGCTTTTTTGAATTAAGACATCATGTATTCAAATAAAAACAATTATTTTAATGGAGGATTAATTATATGCGTTATTTTGGTTACAGACCAGAAGCAACATATGGTACTGAAGACACAGATGAGGATATACGCTACTTAAACATGGGAAAATGTACCTTGGATACTCCTAAAGACCCGAACCTTGAGGTTCCAACATTTGAGGAAACACCTAACAGGATTAAAAGAGGTTTGTACAGTCCAAGCGGAGACTTGGAAATTGCATTAGATATTTACAGCATCTGCGAATTCCTATACCTTGCATTAGGTACTGAAAACGTTGTAACTGAAAACAGTAAGTATCTTATCTACGCAGGTTCAAGCCGTAAACTCCCAAGTTTCACAGCTTATGTCGGTAAAGATGACGGAAACCCAAATGATTTCGAACACATCTTCTACGGCTGCGTAATCAGCAAAATGAACATCAAATTAAGTGATGGATTGGCTACCGCAACATTAAGTATTCAAGCTCAAAAAGATGGAAAAGCAGCATTGAAAAGTGAATCTGCAATTACCATACCAGACAGTTACCCATTAGCATTTTACGAAGCAGAAACCACAATGGGAAGTACAGACTTAACAGCACGTACAACCAGTTTCGAATTCGAATTTGATAATGGAATCAAAGCAGAAAACGGACAAGCATTTGGTTCAATGTTCCCATACAAACTAACATCATCCGGAAAAAGTCCAAGCATCTCAACAGATGTATTCTACGAAGGTTACGATTTCTTAGTTAAGTTTTGGGGTTCATCTTCAGGGCCTACCTGCGGTACTGAATATGATAGTTATAAAATCGTGTTCACTGATGAGGAAGAAAATGTTTTAACATTACTATTCCCTAAAATCGCATTGTCCACATCATCCGCTCCGGTTGAAGGAACTGATGAGATTAAACAATCATTAGAAATGACTGTATTGAAATCTACTGTTGCAAAACCTACTGGTTTCGGTAGTGGTAATTTGAATACTTCAGTTGTTGCTACTGTCGCATTAGCTAGCGATTAAAAAATTTATTTATATTCTTTTTATTATGGAAAAACTCAAATATGGATCTTTAAATCATGTTTGAGTATCTTTTTTTTTTAAACAATTTTTTTTTATAATCATTAAAATGGAATGAATTACTTATGACTAATAAAAATTATGATATTCTTGAAAAGTTAACTCAGGGAACTGATAATGTTACTGAGGTTACTATTAATGTTGATGATGAAAATATTACTGTATGTTTAAGGCCGTTGAGCAGTGGGGAGTTAACTAAACTCCGTAAAATTGAAAAGAAACCTTTTACTATGAAAATGAATATGAATAGTAATGGTAAAGTTCGTGATGTGAAAAAAGAAAAGTCAAGTCAAACCATGGATATTGGTATGGCTGATTTCACTGATTCACAGGCCGAAACTATGTACACTGCTGTTGCGTGGAGTATGGATATTGAAGTTGATGCAGTAAAAGCTTTCAAAGGTGGAGTTCCTGAAGCTATTTTTGAGCATGTTATGAGAATATCCAATCTTCCGGAGGATTTGGAAACTGTGAAACAGTTTCGCTAGCAGTGATGAAAGTCTAGTTTTATATGAAACACATAAGCATTGTCCGATTTGTAATAATTTGAATGATGCAACTTCTTTACAATTTTATTGGCTGCAATTAATGGCGGTTAATGATATTCAGTATAAAAATAATATTGAGAATAAACTTATTGGAATTGCTAAAGGTGTAGGTATTGAATTTAAAGACAATACTACCAGTATGAGGCAATCTAATAGTTTTCGTGAACAAATGAAACAAAAACAAAAAAACAGAAGAGAGGTTGAACAATAATGGCAGACACTATGGAAATAATAATAAGTGCTGTTGATTCTGCTAGTGAAGTATTTCAATCTATAATATCCAGTGCCACCAGTATGGCCGATGGAATCTCTGGTGCTATTGAAGGAGCTAGTTCTGATTTTGATGCAATCAGTGAAAACGTTGCAGGATTCAGTGATGCTGTTGCAAATATTGATGATGGTTCACTGGAACAATTAGCCGACCAATTAGGTATGGATACTGAGGAAGTTGAAAGGTTAATTGCGGCCGGTGCAGATATGGGAACATTAAGCGCCGGTTTCAATGAAGCTTCAAGTGCGGCGGATGAATTGGAACAGGAAATCCAAGATGACATTGACAAAATGGAAGAACTTGGAAGTGCTGGAGATGTAATGGCTGCACAAACTTTCATGGACATGGCCAATAGTATGAAAGACAGTATGCTTGGAATGGCTGACAGTGCAGGTACTTTCAATGACAGTATGATGCGAGCCAGCTTAGAAGCCGAAGGGGCAGGTATCTCTGTTGATGAAATGAAAACCGCCGTATCAAATCTCAGTGAGGAAACTGGCCGTGCAGGTGGAAGTATAAGAGAATCATTCATTACTGCGGTTTCACGTGGAATCACAGATATGGATAGTTTCAACAGTATGATGACTGGTGCGGGCGCTCAGGCAACATTATTAGGCACAGACATTCAAAGCGTAGCTCAAAAATACAGTGACCTTGCAGCCCGTTCTAGCATATCTGAAATGAGACTTAAAGGCACTGGTATTACCATGCAAGAATTAGGTGAAGCAATGGGAATGACTGGTGCAACCGCAGATGAGGTTTCCGACAAATGGAAAACTCTTGATGCCAATCAAAGAGCCGCAGCATTGGGTATGGCCGCAAGTTTGAATGAAGGGAAAGATGCTAACGATGCATATAAAACTTCCTGGGCAGGCCTACAGGAACAAATGGAAATTGCTAAAGGCAGACTTGAAAGAATAGTCGGAAGCGTAATATTACCCGTACTGATTCCTGCAATGAAACTAGCCGGAGACATATTAAACGGTGTTGGAGATGTAATCAGCGGAATAATGGCCGGGCCACTTGGAGGTCTAGTAAGTATAATTGGTACATTAGGCGGTGCGTTCGTTATTGCTGTTACTGGTGCAGCTGCATTAAGGAATTTCATTGCATTCTTGAAAATTGAAACGTTACTGGAAACCGCTGCAACATGGTTAAACACTGCTGCAAAAATTGCTAACGCTGAAGGGTCAACGGCCGCAGGGTTAGCGAATGCAATTTTAAGTGGTGGGTTCATGACAAGTGCCGCTGCAGCATGGAGTGCAGCCGCAGCATTCTTAGCAGCAACATGGCCTTTATGGGTTATCATAGGAGTTGCAGCATTAGTTGTAGCAGCTGTTTATGAAATCGGAAAAGCTTTCGGATGGTGGACAGATGTCTCAAGTATGATTGATGCTGTAAAAGATGGTATCGGTAGATTATGGAGTGCATTCATAAATCATCCGGATGTGCAAGCAGCTATCAGTATGATAAGCAATGCATTATCTACATTATGGAGTTGGATTGTTCAAGCAGGTCAAGCTGTACTGGAATTTTTCGGAATAAACAGTGAAGGAAACTTTAATATTGTAAGGGCATTGATTGATAGTATTGGTTTTGCTTGGAGTGTTGTAACTGCACCGATAAGATTAGTGATTAGTGCCGTTCAAGCTTTAAGTGGAGGTTTCCAAGGATTACAGGGTACTGTTGGTAGTGTTTGGAATGCTATTATGAATATTGTCGGACCTATTGTTACTCAGATTATGGGTTTCATTAATAGTTTGATAGGAACTATTAACCGCTTCCGTACCGGTCAAATTGATTTGCCAACATTCATTTTAACCATTTTAACTCAATTATGGAATGTTTATGTGCAGATTACTCTTAAGATTAGTCAGTTAATGATTAAATGGGGTAGGCAATTGTTAACTTATGCTATTCGTGCAGGGCGTAATGTGTTGAATGGTGTGATTAGTTTTGTTCGCCAGTTACCTGGCAGAGCATATAGCTTCTTGTTGCAGGTGGTTAATCGTATTGTGTCTGCTGGTGCAAGATGGGTTTCATCCGCAAAAGAAAAAGCAAAAGCCGTAGTAGATGGAGCCGCTAATACATTATCAAGTCTACCGGATAGAATCGCATCCGCTTTAAGTGGAGTAGTTGACGCTATTGTTAAACCATTCGAAGATGCTTATAACACCGCTAAAGGATGGTGGGACCAGATTGTTAGTATGGCTAGTAATACTCCTAGTGTATCTGGTGCTGCAGGTGGGGACCACGCTGCAGGGGGGGACATCATACCTGCAAGTGGTATGATCATCTCTGAAGATAATAGTAAGTTGGAAGTGGATCATAACTTGAATGTTACTTTGGACTTATCAAATGTGCCTAGTCATATTGATACTGGTATGTTGATTGGTGCTTTGACTGACCGTAAGGTGTTACGTGCTTTGACTGAGAGTAGTGATTTTCAGTTATTGGATGGGCAGGCTAAGGAGAAGTTGAATTTACGTGTTAATCGTAGTAGAGGTGTATAGAGTATGGATAAGTTGATTTTAGTGCCTGAGGAAGTTCGGGGGTTGGGAGATGTTGTTTCTCCTACTTCTGCTTCTAGTTTTCGTGGTTATGCTAGTGTTGTTTCTAGTGTTTCTGAGAGTGTTGATGGTAATAATTTGCCGGTTTATAGTCTTGGAGGGAAGGCTGGTTCGTATTTGGTTTATTCGGATGGTGCTTGGATTACTCCCTCTGATGGGGTTTTTAGTGTTAGTGTGACTTTGAAGAAGAGTAGTGATGATTCGGCGGTTACTTCGGCTAGTGTCAGGTGTATTGTTGATGATTCATCTGTGTTGACAGCAACTACTAATTCATCTGGTGTGGCTTCTTTTACAATCAGTACGGCAGACCATATGGATTGTATTTACCATTTACGATTTATTTATAATGGCGATACTAACCTATCCGGTTGTTTCAAGGACATTACATTAGCCACTGGTGCCGATAATGATTTTGATTTAAGTTTAGTTGGTGAAAAACCAATTATTCAAACAGGTGAGAATGATTATCTTGTTGCGAGTATAATGGGTACTGATTGTAATAATAATCCTGTTGGTGTTCCTGGGCAGACAGTATATTTCTATGAAGAATGGACTCCAGGAATTCAATTAGGTAGTGACAAATCAATAATAGAGTCTGGTGATGAGGCAACTATTTCTGCTCAATTGGTGGATACTAGTGATGGTAGTCTTGTTCGTGAAAGCGGAGTTACTATTTACTTCTTTGAAAAATTTACTCCAAATGTCCGTTTAAGTGCAGATGCAAGTATTATTCAAGATGAGGAATCTAGTAATCTTTCTGGTCAATTAATTGATAATGTTGATGGTAGTTTAGTAAGGGAAAGTGGCAGGACTGTTTATTATTATGAAGTAGTGGATATTGTTTTAACTGCGGATAAGACTGAGTTAAGTATTTCTGATTCGGAGACTGCTACTTTAACTGTGACTGTGACTAGTCCGAGTGGTAGGCCGTTCAGTAATAAAGAGGTTTCATTTGTAAAAGAAACTAGTACAGTTGCTACTGCGACAACTGATTCTAATGGAGTTGCAACTTATACCTATACTTCTGAAAATGTTGTTGGAGCAAGAAACTTCAAAGCAGTTGTTAATGGTATGAATTCAAATACAGTTAGCATATATAATTGTTTATTCATAGATACTGCTTTAACTGATAAAAGCAGTAGTTATGGGAGTGCAGGTAATGCTAGTTTGACTTACGATAGTACAAATAAGTATTATAAGTTGTTGACTACTGCTAATAATACGAATAATTGGTTTGAATTGTCTAATAAGACTTTCCCTAGAACTGCGGTTGTTTCATTGGATTTTAAATTTGACAGTGCCAATTGGGAAGCTGGTAAAGAAGTGTGTACTGGTTTCCGATATGGTAGTTTCATAGCAAAAGCAGCTTATAAGAATCAACCTAAAATAAGTGTCCTTGACACTAATCTTTATGAGAAAGATTCCGCGAGTCCGAGTTTAGAGTTGGATAAATGGTATACTCTTGAGTTTAGTGTTGGAGGATGGGGTCAGATGGACCTTGCTGTTGGAACTTTGACGATTAAGGAGGGTTCTACTGAGTTGGCTTCCTGTAGTGGTAATGAGATGATTCCTAGTGGTTCTACTAGTAAGTTTTATTTCTATGTGGGCTATTCGGATAGTCAGAGTGTTTGTGTGAAGAATTTACGAATTAGAAATTATTAAAAAATGTTATGGAGGATTGATAAAAAATGGCTTATAGATTAATTGGTAGTGCGGTGACTGATAGTAATGGTAAGGCGGTTTATGAGTATACGGGTTCTGGTGTTGGTGAGATTG